TAAGGACTGGACAGAGCCCCAGGAGACCAACAACCTAGACTCATTCTTTGCATAAAATGCTTTACATATGCCTATAAACATGTTATAATTAAGAATCAATTAATCAATATTATGTCACTACTAGAAAAACTAAAAAAATCAAGTCGCACATCAGGCGCCGAGATCCTCTCAGAATCAAAGTTCTTTTCCGAAAAGGAAATGACTTCAACCTCAGTGCCGATGATTAACGTCGCACTCTCTGGTTCCACCAAAGGTGGTATCTCATCAGGGCTAACAGTGTTAGCAGGTCCAAGTAAACACTTCAAAACATCGTTTGCCCTTTTGATGGCAGGTGCTTATATGAAGAAGCATAAGGACGCGGTTCTTATGTTCTACGATTCAGAGTTTGGATCACCTCAATCATACTTTGAGAGTTTCGGTATCGATACATCTCGTGTACTACACACGCCTGTTACTAACATTGAAGAACTTAAGTTCGACCTTGTTCATCAGCTCACTGAAATTGATCGTAAAGATAAGGTGATGGTAGTGATTGATTCTATTGGTAATATCGCATCGAAGAAGGAAATCGAAGATGCCGAGAATATGAAGTCAGTTGCAGATATGACTCGAGCTAAAGCTCTTAAAGGTCTATTCCGTATGATTACACCATTCTTGACTCTGAAGGATATCCCTCTCCTTGCTGTTAATCATACGTATCAAACACAGGAAATGTTCTCGAAGGCAGTAGTCTCTGGTGGAACAGGCGTCATGTATTCTGCTAATGATGTATGGATTATTGGTCGGCGTCAAGAAAAGACTGGCACTGAAATCTCAGGTTATCACTTCATCATTAATATCGAGAAGTCTCGCTTTGTGAAAGAGAAGTCTAAGATCCCAATTAGTGTAAGTTGGGACGGAGGTATCGAGAAGTGGTCAGGTCTATTAGATCTTGCTCTCGAGACTGGCCATGTTGTCAAACCTAAGAATGGTTGGTATATGGCAATGAATCCTACAACACAGGAAGAGCTGAGTGGAAACCTTCGAGCTGCACAAACAATGACTGAAGAATTCTGGACAGCAGTATTCGATAAGACAGACTTCGAAAAGTGCATCGAGAAGCGATACAAGGTTGCTCATGTCTCTATGCTCGAGGAGCTAAGGGAAGAAACTGAACCAACAATCGCTGATGAGTAATAAGTATGTCTACGTAGAAAAGAAGGACTCAGAACTTTATTCATTAAAGATTGTACAAAGTCCTTATAACAATGTAATATATACGTATGGTGCAGTTACTATTGAAGAAGATGTCGAGAATGATTTGGCACGTCTTAAGTTTAACTACCATATTGAAGAAGCTCCAGCTCCTTACTCAAAGAAAGAGCTTGAAGACAGCAATGAATTCCGAAATTATATCGGTGATATATTAACAGAAATACTAGAAGATCAAGAAGCACAAATTGGTAATGCAAGACATACAGACGATAATACTGAAATCATTGACGAATAATGAGGAATTCCTTAGAAAAGCCCTTCCGCACATTAAGAAGGAATATTTCGAGGATCATCATAAGGCAGTCTTTGATATATTCCTACAGTTCGTAACTAAATACAATAAGTTACCAACTCCAGCAATTCTTGAGATTGAATTTCAAGAATCAGAATATGTTAATCGTCCTATAGCAAACGATACACTTGCTTTAATTAAAACATTACATGATGATAATAAAGTTGAACTAGATTGGTTGGTTGAATCGACAGAGAAATGGTGTAAAGACAGAGCAGTATATCTCGCTCTGATGGAATCTATCTCTATCGTTGATGGTAATACCGACAAGGCCGAAGGATCTATTCCTGATATATTGACAAAGGCCTTGTCGGTTACGTTTGACACCAATGTTGGTCATGATTACTTTGAAAATGCTGAATCAAGATACGAGTTTTATCACCAAAAGGAAGATAAGATCCCATTCAATATCGAACTTCTAAATACTATCACCAAAGGTGGTGTACCAAAGAAGTCGCTTAATATTATTCTTGCTGGAACTGGTGTTGGTAAATCACTTGCGATGTGTCATTTTGCTGCAGATGCTCTTACGCAGGGTAAGAATGTTCTCTATATTACTCTTGAAATGGCTGAAGAGAAGATTGCCGAGCGCATCGATGCTAATCTATTCGATGTAGATATCGCAAAGATTACAGATCTAACTAAAGATGCATTCATGAACAAAGCTCACGTTGTTGGTCAGAAGACGCATGGTAAGCTAATCATTAAAGAATATCCTACAGCAGTTGCTCATGTTGGCCACTTTCGTTCTCTCTTAAATGAATTGAAGATGAAGAAGAAGTTTACTCCTGATGTGATCTATATCGATTATCTTAACATCTGTTCGAGCTCTAGAATCAAAGGATTAGGTGGATCTATTAACACATACTCAATGATTAAAGCTATTGCTGAAGAAATACGTGGTCTTGCAGTTGAGTATAACGTTCCTATCTGGTCAGCAACACAGGTTACACGTTCAGGCTTTGGCAATTCAGATGTTGAGATTACTGATACCTCAGAATCATTTGGTCTTCCAGCTACTGCAGATTTAATGATTGCTTTAATATCTACAGAACAACTTGAGGGTATGAATCAAGTAATGATCAAGCAGCTAAAGAATCGATATAATGATCCTACAGAAAACAAACGATTCTGCGTAGGCATTGATAGATCTAGGATGAGATTATACGATGTAGAAGATTCAGCTCAAACTCTCTCGAGCGATCCTGGTCCCTCTTCTGCTCCAACCCAAAGCGCTGACTTCTCAGCATTCAAGATATAATGTTCATTGAAGTAACAGGCTCAACTAAGGAAAGACGAGAAATGGCAGAAGACCTCGCTGCATTTGCCCTTGGCCTTTTGGCTCCTCGGCTATTAAGAAAGGTTGAAGTAGATATTAATCTAATTAATAATCTAAGAGATCAAGAAGAACTCGTGGGTGATTGTACATGGGAAGACAGTAGATACCGTCCTCGCCATTTTACGGTAAGGATTGATGCTTCACAGGATAAGCATGACATGCTCGAGACAGTCGCACATGAGATGGTCCATGTAAAGCAATATGCAAGAGGCGAGCTTAAAGATACTAATCATGTCTCATTGTGCAAATGGAAGGATAAAGTAGTTGATTCTGATAAGGTAAATTATTATGATCAGCCGTGGGAAATTGAAGCTCATGGGAGAGAACGAGGCTTATTCTTTCGGTGGATTGCCAAAAGCCGCTGGAAAAAGTGTAGATGGATTAAGTATTAAAATGTAATATGTTATAAATAGAATAGAATATATTACACACAATGGGAATTATGCTTAACTTCAGTGATTCTCTTCTTTTTGAAGAGAGCGAATACAAGGGTAAAAAAGTTACTCTTAACAAACCTTTTCGGGCAAACGACGGTAAGAAGAAATTCTACGTCTATGTAAATAACGAAAAAGGTAATGTTATTCGTCTAGGCTTTGGTGATCCAAATATGGAAATCAAACGAGACGACCCAGCCAGACGCAAAAGCTTTCGAGCTCGTCATCAGTGTGATACTGCACCCGGTCCTAAATATAAAGCACGTTATTGGTCGTGTAAATTTTGGGAAAAAGGTAAATCAGTAACTGACTTGACGTAGAATGGCAATATTCGGAAAAGCAGATCTATCTAAATCAAAGTATATCGTAGCTATTGTTGCGAAGATCAATGCTGGTGAAAAGATAAAGGTTGCTGGTGGTAAGTCATATAAATTTAAAAAGACAAAGGACATTGTTGCACTGGAAAAGGTGCAGACAAAGATCGCAGCCTATCAGAAGATTCTATATCCCAAGAATGCATACGCTTCAGTCTTTACTGACGGAAAATTATCATTTAGATTTAATGACATTGATAAGGCTCCATTTTCGGGTATGGGAGGTGGATCACGTAATGCCTTAGGAAAGAAACTAGCCGATGCAGGAGAACTTGCCACAGTCATGTCTTTAAAGAAACTGATCAAGACACCAAAGGATACAGGTCAAAAAATATTTATCGATAATCCTGATGCATTCATGGCATGGAACCAGACATTTCAGTCTACTAAACCAGCTGTTGTCAAGATTACTGGCAATCTTAATCGTTTTGATATACTGCATGATGCAACTGATAAATCCGCCTTCGCCACTGCAATTACAGCATTTACAAAGAAGGTAAAAATCGCTAAGGATTCGTGGAATCCTGCTGATATCTTCATAATCGATAAAGGCAAGAAGGCAAAGATAATTAAAGATCTGCAGTTCTGCATTGATAATTACGAAGTTAGTGATGGCTTAATATCTATGTTTAATAATAAGATGTATGATTTTTATAAAAAGAAGCTGCTATATCCTATATCTCTTAAGCAACTAGTTACTGATAAACCATCTGTTGACTTTGCTAATGAACCTGGTAAGGCCAAGAAGGCAGCATACAATATTGAGATTGCAAAAATTAACTGTAACTTAAGTGCTGAAGGTAAAGAAATTGGACTATTCACTTTTAAGAATAAAGACACCTCAAAACAGATCAGCCTGCAGGTAAGAGGATTTCCTCATGGATACGGCACAGCTCAGACTGAAATCACATCTGATGGTACACCTTCTGGTGGAAGATTAGGTAAAATTAGTACAGCAATCGTTGATCGTGTAATGGAAGAGTTCGGAGATGAACGAATTAAGAGTATTAAATATTTTGGGAGAACACCAGAGGTGTTTGGAGAGTTTGATAAAAAACGAATCAACGAAGTTTATAAAATGTATCAAACAGTAACTAAACACAAAAAGGTTCAAGACCAAAAGAAACTAAAGAAAGCTGAGTTTGAGGCGTTAATTACAGAAGCGCAGAGCGATATGGATATTGCCGCTAATCTTTGCATGAAAATACAGGGACTAAAAATGATGCATTTCTTTGTTACTAACGAAAAGAATATTTCTACAATCATGAATAAAATGATTAACGGAGCAAAGAAGATCAGCGATGATAACGGATTCTTCATTAAAATTTATTAGTATAAATAGCAACATAGACATGAAAACATTCAAACAATATAACGAATCAACGCTTAATTACGCTAGAACTCGAAAAGAAATTGAAAAAGAGCGTAAGGCGAAAAACATTTCTAAGTATGATAAGGACATACTTGGTAAGATTGCCAAACTAATGGCGTCATTAGAAGAGAAATCAGCACTTGATGAAGCGTATGCAATTGACACAAATCCATGGCAGTTTTCTCATAAAGGTGTTCCTACAGGAAAAGGAAATTGGGCATTTGACTATGTTGCATCACTCGACTCTGGAGGAATCAGCGCATTGCAGAAAGACACATTCATTTCAAAGGCGCAGTCTACATATAAGAATGCAGTTAAACAACTCACAATATTCTTAAAGAAAAATTTAAAGGTTAAACCAAAAGACGTTAAAATTAAGTTAGCACCATAATGAGATCATTTAAAACATATCTTTCAGAGGCATCCTCTGGAAAAAACACCCACATGACACACATTGAAGATCGTGTTATATACGGCGGTGTAAAGGGTGCTCGCGAGGCTATCTATGCCTTAAGAGCGATGCGAGATATGTTAGCTGGTACTAGCAGTAAGAACTACGATGTAACTGTTAAATGGGACGGAGCACCTGCAGTTTTTGCTGGAAACGATCCAAGCGATGGCCAATTCTTTGTTGCAAAGAAAGGCATATTCAATAAAGATCCTAAAGTGTATAAAAGTCATGCAGATATCGATGCTGATACCAGCGGAGATTTAAGCACCAAACTTAAATATGCATTTGACGAATTAAAAGATATTGGAATTAAAGATGTAATTCAAGGTGATATCATGTTTACGAAGGGCGATGTCTCAAAGGAATCTATTGATGGAGAAGCTTATTACACGTTTCAGCCAAATACAATTGTATACGCAGTTCCTGTTAAATCTGATTTAGGTAAACAGATAGCAAAGGCAAACCTTGGAGTTGTATGGCATACCACATATAAGGGTAAAGACTTTCCTTCGATGAAAGCTTCATACGGCGTTAATCTGAAATCATTTAAGAAAAAATCGACAGTCTGGTATCAAGACGCTGAATACAGAGATATCACTGGTAAAGCAAGTCTATCTGCAGTCGAAACAAAGGATGTGACAGAAGCATTAAGCAAAGCAGGTAAGATCTTTCAAAAGATCGCGAGTTCTACTCTTAAACAAATCGAGACAAACCCACAGCTTGCACAACAGTTTGAAACATTTAATAACACACTTGTTCGTAAAGGAGAAAGAATAGCATCTCCTACTAAACACGTTAACGATCTTATCTCTTGGTTTAAAGGCAAGTTTGAAAAAGAACGACAAAAAAGAAAATCAGCAAGAGGTAAAGAAGGTGTAGATAAGAAAGAGGAAGAGCTAATGCTATTCTTCTCGAAAGAAAACAAACTCAATCTTCGGTACGTGTTTGAACTACAGAACGCCATTGTAGACGCCAAGTTGCTTATTATAAATAAACTTGATAAGGTCAAACAATTAGATACGTTTGTTCGTACTAAGAATGGTTTTAAGGTTACAGGTTCAGAAGGATTTGTCGCTATTGATAAGACTACTTCTGGTGCGGTTAAACTCGTTGATAGACTTGAATTTTCTACAAACAATTTCTCTCCTGACGTAATCAAAGGTTGGCAAAAATAATTTAAAACAAATACTCTTATGGACAAATTACCAGAAAAAATATTAAATTTCAAAGACTTCATGGTTGTAGATTATACGCAACAAGCTGGAACACCTATCGATCCAGATGGTCATCTTGCGCATATGGCAAAGCGTCGTAAGCACGAACATATAGAAAATACAAAAGAGAAAGATATCGATGCTGGTTAAAGGATTTAAGCAATTCAACGAGGAAAAGACTAAGTCAGTAACATTTACGTTTGGTCGCTTTAATCCTCCGACTATTGGTCATGAGAAACTCATTACTGAGGTAATTAAACTTGCCCGTGGTGGTGACTATAAGATCTTTGTATCTCAGTCTAATAATTCTAAGTCTGATCCTCTTCAGTATAAAGAAAAAGTTGGAATCATGCGTAAGATGTTTCCAAAGTATGCACGCAACATTATTCTTGATGATAAGCTTAAAACTGTATTTGATATATCTGTATCGCTATATAAGCAAGGTTATAACGATGTAACAATGGTTGTTGGTTCAGATAGAATCAAAGAATTTAAAACTCTACTTCTTAAATATAACGGCACGAAGGCACGCCACGGATTCTACGAATTTGAGAATATTTCTTTTCAGTCTGCTGGTAAACGCGATCCTGATGCTGACGATGTTTCTGGAATGTCAGCCTCAAAAATGAGAGCAGCTGCAGTATCAGGTGATTTCCAAGCTTTTGCTGATGGTCTTCCAAAATCCTTTGGAGATAAGCTATCAGTATTTAACCTTCTTCGCACAAGAATGGGTTTAAAGGAAATGTCTAGCTTCAGGAAACATATCCAACTTCCAACGCTCTCAGAAAAAAGAGAAAGCTATATTGCTGGAGAAATCTTTAATGTAGGTGATAGAGTATATTGCCAAAAGTCAAATCAAAACTTTACAATAACTGAGCGCTACTCAAACTACGTTGCAAGCTCTATTGGCACTAAGTACTTTATTAACGATATCGAAGAATATATTGATGAGAATGTTAAGTACCATGCTGGTCTATCTAAATCTACGAAAGATAAGCGTAAGGCACAATTTAAAAAGCAGGCCAAGATGGATGATGATAATCCAAAGGCATATAAGCCTGCGCCTGGAGATGCTACTGCAGAAACAAAGCCATCCAAACATACCAAAAAGTTTAGAGACATGTTTGGTGAAGATAAAAATCCTATTGTAGACACCGAGGATAGCGTAGAAGAGGGCGTAGATGATCCTGCTATTTTTAAAGCAGTATTCCTTGCTGGTGGACCCGGTTCAGGTAAATCATTCACAGTTGGAAAAACTGCTCTTACAGCAATTGGCTTTAAGGTTGTTAACTCAGATGACAAATTTGAGGCTGCGTTAAAGAAGGCAGATCTCGAACCAACACCTGATAATATCTTTAGTCCGAAAGGCCAAAAACTTCGTAGTAGAGCAAAAGAACTTACTGCAAAACAACAAGAGCTGTATATCAACGGTCGTCTTGGATTGGTTGTTGACGGCACTGGTAAAAATTATGCTAAGATTAAAACGCAATCAGAAGGTTTAAGGAAAATAGGATATGATGTAGCAATGATCTTTGTTAACACTGATCTTGAGACTGCTCTTAAGAGAAATAAAGAAAGATCTCGCAGCCTCACTGATAAGAAGGTTGAAGAAATGTGGACAGATGTTCAATCAAACATCGGTAAGTTCCAATCAATGTTTGGTTCTAACTTTGTTATCGTTGACAACTCTGAAGGATCTAATATCGAAAAGGCAACAACATCAGCCTATAAGAAAATGTTAAAGTTCTCGAAGGAATCTCCTAAAAATAGCATGGCTAAGAAGTGGATTGCTAAGCAACTTGGAGAAGAAACCGAGGAAATGATTGCTGAAAACAAAAAAGGCCTTCAAAATAAGGCAGATAAAACTGGTATCTCATACTCGATTCTAAAGAAGGTGTTTGATAGAGGCGTAGCAGCTTGGAGAACAGGTCATAGACCTGGAACTACTCCTTCCCAATGGGGATTTGCGCGTGTTAACTCATTCGCTACTAAAAGCAAAGGTACATGGGGCGGAGCAGATAAGGACTTAGCAGCAAAGGTAGAAACTCTAGAGTACGGCACTCCTGAAGGCACAAAGGCATATAAAAAGGATACTCCTGGCCAAAGCATAGAAGAAGGCGAAGGTAAGTATAAGGGAGAAACATGGGAGCAGGGTTACAAACGAAGAGTTGTTAAAACCTCTAGCCCAGATCACCTCGAAAAGGGTTATAAATGGCGTATAAAGGGTAAAGAACGTCCTGAAATTTCAATCAAACTTTATAAAGAAAAGCCAGATTTTAAAGAGTACAGCAAACAAATGGAACGTGTAGCTGGACACGAATTTGGCAAATAAGCTAATAAACTAATAATCGAAGTTGAGTTTAATATAAATACTTAATTACGACAATTACAATGGGATCATTTAAATGAATATAAAAGAACAAGAACTAATCGAACAACACCTCAACGAGGCATCTTCTAAAGACTATAGCAAGCTTTCAACAGCAGAGCTAAAAGATCTCTTAACTATATTTAAAAATGTGTCGCGGAGTGCTGCGAAGCCTGTGTTAGGAGCTATTAATAAAGAGCTTAATACTCGCATGACGACTGAGAATACAGAGATCGAAGAAGCAAAGGTTGTTCCATTTAAAAAGCTTGAACAAGCCTGGACCAGAACAAACGGTGACGAAGCTAAACAAGCGAAGCTCATTAAAAAGCATGATCTCAAAAAAATAATTTCAACTGTTCGTCCTGGAGAAATTAAACTGGGAGTAAAGAACAAACTATTAGGAACAACGGGGGCAGCAACAGCTGCTGGATTAGATTTAGATGATCAACTTATCTTTGTTACTAACAACCCACTTAAAATCATTTATCCAAAAAAGAGTACTCGCCGTCCTGAAGGAGAAGAGATCAAAGAGTCAGTAGATGTTGCAGCTGCACGTTTAGAAAAAATGGTATCTCTTGTTCTAAAGGAAAATGATCTAGAGACTATCAAATCATTCATCGAGAATTCAGACATTGATTTAAACACTGCGCCATCTAAAATACGTGAAGGTTACAAGTCGTTTGATCTCGAAGAAGCAAAAAATATTACAGTTCGTGCATTGCGTCAAATGATGTTTAAGATCGATTCGAGTGCTGCTGATAAGTTTAGAAAAGAATTATTTAAGGTAGATGCACAAGATTCTCCTGCATCGGCTGCACAAATTAAACAAGGGAAGAAGATCGTCGGTAATAAGTTTGGTAGAAAAGACTTTCAAGAAGCTAAAATACCAAGTTCTAATATAGCTAAATTTTCAAATCCTCAGGCTGCCAAGCGAGCCGCTTCTAAACAGAAATATAAAACTCAAATATTCATGGGCGATGATGATAAATTTTGGGTTCCTTCAACAAATAAAGAAGCAGGACAGTTGAAAAAGGCTGGATATGAAGTATACGAATCTGCTGATCTTGAAGAGGCTTCAAATTCTGACATTAAGAAAGTCTTGGATGCAGGTAAAAAGGCTGGAGGAAAAATCAAAGGTAACACAATTGATTTCGGCATGGGAGCAAAGATCGATGTATCTCTCGAAAAGGGAAAGATTAAGCTCGATGGAGGCCGCGATGGAGTTGAGGTATTTAAGAACGTTAAAGATGCTCTAATGGCATTTGAAGAAACTCAACACGTAATAGAGGGAGAATAATAAATATGAATTCATTTACACAATTTTTAAAACTTCAAGAAGATAAAGAGGCAGACTTTGAGCCTCATATGATGTATGATCCTGAAACGGGTAAAGAGCATAAAGCAAAGACATACGCTGATCATGTAAGAATGAAGAAACTTGGTTACGACCACGAAAGGCCTACAAATGAATCAAGAACAGTTGATCTTGAAAAGGCAAACGAGCTATCGTACGACGAGTATGAAGAGGTTCAAAACTTTAAGAACTTCAATAAGAGAGACTGGAAACGAAATCGCCGTTTAGGTAAATACGTCAGAAAGAACAAAGTATAATACTCAACCAAACACAATGGGAAATATGAATTCGAACGAACGAACACGACTAGATAGAATTGAAGAAAAGATCGATAAGATGGCAGATGCTATCATCGCTTTGGCACGGGCCGAAGAAAAGATCACGACTTTAGATG